GGTTGTCCCCATTCTTTGTTGTAAAAACAAAATCCTCAACTTCACAAGGTAATGATTTTACTGTACCATCGTAGACAAAGAAACCACCAGATTCTCCCATCCAATATACAGCTCCATTAACGTATTTTATAGAGTGTTGTCCAATAGCTCCACAGTTAGAACCAACTTGTCTAATAGAAAAAGTAAATGGTGGTCCAACAAATTGAATCACGTAAGCAGAGTTATCAGTCAAAACAAAGGTGTAATCTTTTCCTTTAACAGCTCCAACTATTTTTGTGCCAGAATCTAATCTAAAAGTTCCCGCAGTATTTACAGAAGTAGGTGCGTAATCACTTATGTTTTCTTGGTCAGAAAATCTTATAAACATTTTGTCTTGTGTTGCAGGATCTCCAATAGTAGTCTCAGTGCCTAGCATAAGTAAATGTCTATCTCTATCTGAAACTAAGGACATGACTGAAGCTGTAGGTGCGTTTGAAATTGCAACAGCTCTTGTATTTAATGCGTTTGCATTTGAATTAATCGGGTTCCACTCAAAAGATTGACCGTTTTTAATTGTAGCAATAAGTTTTTCACCAAAATTATCTAAGGACCATGACGCAGGATCTGTCGTAAGAGTTTGTGATAAAGATGCTATACCCCATCCTGTAAAGACCTCAACACCCGAACCGTCAGAGTGAGCAGATTGAGTTCCAGCTGCATTCCTTGTAATCCCTGTTAAATCGTTTGTTGATATCCCAGAGTAAGTAATAAATTCTGCGCCAACTTTAATTGTTCCAGTGGCAGGAAAACCAGTGGTAGACGCCAGGGTAATTGAAGTTCCTGAGCCGCCTGTACCTGCACTGTCATTTAATAAAGCTCCATTTAATGTGCTAAAAACTTGTTGTCCACCACCCCACAATCCTGTGCCCCAACCGAATCCATAAGTAAACCCTAAAGCTCCGGGTTTGATATAAGGTGTTACTGTTGATGTACCGCTTCCGTTGACCGTTGTCCCTGCTGCGCTAGCCATGGTTACTGTGAAAGTATCACTGTCAGGAACCGTTACTACTTGAAAAGGTTTTGTTGTAAAATCTGAGCTAGAATATCCTGCGCCTGTAGGAGGAGTGACAGAACTGAATAAGATTATGTCTCCAGGCTCTGCACCATGTGCAGGTTTGTTGACAGTCACAGTTGCAGAAGTATTAACTGTATCAAATGTGCAACCTGTAAGTGCTGTTCCTAAAGGTGTTATATCAAAAAAAGCACCTTCATAATAAATGATTAAAAGTTTGTTAGTACCTATTGCAGCATATCTTCTACCATCTAAGTCTGCCCAAACAAATTGTTCTCTTGCTGCACCAACTAAAGACGCATTAACTATTTGTTCCCAACCACCAATTTTTTCAGGTAATCCATATCTAAATCGAACAAAATCACCATCAGTCCATTTACCCTCTGCACCGGTCTGTGTGACTTGTTTATTGAATCCTGGTCGTATATTTACTCTTGTTAATGGCATAGTTAATTATACCTTATATTTTTACCTATTTAAAGATTGCTACTCACCCTTTATTACTGTGTTTTCCTTAGTATACATATTTTTTACTTCATCATTAAAGTTTAGATTCCAATCCATAATAAACTTACTAAGAACATTACTAAAATGTTTGAATGTTATTGATGGAAAATGTAATGATTTTTTTTCTTGTATTATTTTTATCTCATGCTCTTCAAAAATGATATCAGCAGAACCATCTTTCTTTTGTACAAACTTCATATCTACTCCTTTGGGTTAAAATTTTTTCTTATATTAGTTGGTATTTTTCCTTGCCCCCACTTCAATCTTCCGTCTTTCCAATATTCTTTGTATGGTCCGTTTGCGTCAACATAGTGTAAAAATGTTTGTGCTAAATGATCGCCTTGGAATTCATCCCTCCAATGTTTTAATTCACAACCTAAGTATAATACTGCATCTCCAGGTTCCAAATCTATAGAATTGTCTTCAACCACAAATGGCCACGGAGTACCGTCACCTCCTATATTTACACTAACACTTATTTCACAAGATGGTCTATCAGAATGTTTTTTTAAATCAGCAAATTTTGTATACATTCTCCAATAAGCATAGGTAGGCAATAATTTTAATCCTGTTAATTCTTGCATTTTATTTTTTTTATTTATTAATAATGATTCCATCAAAGGGTCTCCGTAGAAACTTGTATCTAATGTGTTAGGCATTTGTTGTGTATCAAAACCACTCATATTAATTCTATGTTGAATTCTGCAATAATCTTTTAACAAAGTTATCTCTGAATCCTCTAGAAACTTATTTACTTTTTTATATTTAAAATTTTTTATAGTGTCCATGCCACTACACTATACCTTTCACCATTTTTAACTGGCATGACCTTATGTGGAAATAAAAAACTTGAAGGCCAAATAATCATTCTATTTTCTTTTTTAGGAATTGTATATTCACCTGTACCATTAGGGTTTTGAAATGCTAGTTCGCCTCCTTCAAAATTTTCATTTACAAAAAATATAAAACTAAATGTACGTGGTGTATTTGGAGCTGAGTCGTGATGATAAGTATAATGATCAGTTTCTTTATATTGCAAAACTTGTATGGCATCTATAGGTCCAAAAGTAGCTGATAATTTTTTGCTACTTAAATAATCTTCTAGTAGTGTAAAAAAACTATGTCTCATAACATTAAACCAATGGACATTCGTCATTGAATTACTTGTGTCTTCAAGATTACATTTTTTTACTTGTCTTATATCTTTCTTTATTTCATCATAGCCAACTGTCGCGTCATCCCAATCAAAAGTTTTACATACTTTTAAAAAAGTTGTTAATGTACTTTGTGGAAGCACGTTATCATAAACCTGTACAAACTCTCTTAAGTCCATGATTTTTTATTCCAAAATCTATTTTTATATTTTCTTAACAAGTCAAGCTGATAAAAAATTTTACCTTTGTTAAAATCATTTGTGTTTTTGCCTGTTATTTTCATTTTCCAAGATTCTCTCTTATAAGGTATTACTTGAACATAGGGAGTTCCTCTTTTAATTATTGTATCTATGTAAGGATACTTATCTCCATTAACAACTATTGGGAAATTGATTTCGTTTGTAAATGTATCTGTATCTACGATACCTGGTATAATTGAAAATCTATCATCTGTATTATTCATTGGTGGCAAAAACAAGCATGAGTAACCTGGAGGAGTTTTTATAATCCAAGGATTCATTATCTTTAAAAAAGACATATTTTTATTTTTCTCTACGTTTGCTGAACCTTCTAGTTGTCTTGGATCATGAAGCTCAGGGTTTTGACCTGTAAGATTAATTCCTCTAGCCATTATTTGATTTTGATCGATTTGTGGTGGATGCCATTCAAAAGTTCTTTTTCCATTATCATCTCTGAATTGAAAACCATAATCTTGTGGTACTCTTAAAAGGTATCCTGAAGTTAATGTATCAAGAAAAGGCATACAGCCTTTAATAGTTTGTCTTTCAACTGAGTGATTAAGTTTTTTAAACCATTCAGGAATATTTAATTTAATTGGTGTTGGGTAATCTAGTTTTTGATCAACATAGTCATTGTGCGAAATAAATTCAATTGTCTTATCGAACATTTCGATAAACTACTCTTTTTATTTTAAAAGTAAATATTAAATTAATTCCAACGGATGAATAGGTTCTTGACCTTGATCATTAGCATATTGTTCTAAGCTTACATTTAATGCTATTACATCGTTCAGATTAATTGTTTTCAAATAAGCTTTGTATGTAGCTACTAAAGAGCCTAATGGTTTATCTGAATTACCTTTTAAATAATTTTCAAACATAGCATCAAGACTATTTATATATACCTGTAACTCATCACCATCACCAGAGTACCATACAAATGGAACTCCATTTGGTTCTTCAGGTGGCATTTGACCTTGATTAGCTTGTGGATCATTTAAATGATTAGACTCAGCAAAATATACATCTGCTCCGTCATGATATAGTACAAGTTTGTTACTTAATTTAATTTGTGTAAAATCATCTGCAGAAATATCAATTAATTCGTAACTAGTAGTATCAAAATTTTTATTTGCATTTAAAAAATCATCATCTCTAGCAATTTTATATACTGAGTTGGGATCGTCTTTTGAAAAAATTACTTTTGCCATTTTAACTTCCTATATTTTCTAAGATTAAAAGCATACCGCCCCCTGCAGCTTGTCCAGGGTTACCTTGTTGACCAGTGTTGTTGTTGGAGCTACCTCCACCACCACTTAATCCAAAAGCTTCAATACTATTTCCTTGAGCACCTACAGAACCAAAAATTCTACTTGGTGGTGTAACAAGCGTACCATTACTGACGGACGTAGTTCCACTGTTACCACTAGATGCACTTTGGCCATTCCAACTTGCGCCTTGTCCTCCGTTTCCACCATTAAATGTGAATACGTTTGTCAAACTTGTGGCTCCTCCAGCGTTACCATTGTTTCCTCTTGAGGTTGCAGGATTACCTCCGTTACCTCCGCCACCAACAGAAAAAGGTTGTGAGAAAGGTTGGGTGATTGGTAATGAAATAGAACCAAAGCCACCGTTTCCTCCACTCCCTGCTCCTGGACCTTGGTGAGGACCATAACCAGCTCCTCCGCCTCCGCCTCCAGCATATCCATAGATAAGTGCATAACTTGCATTTCCATTGGCAGTGTATGTTCCAGATGTTGGTCCACTACTTGCTTGTTTAAAAACTAAATTTCCGCCACCACTTTGCCCTGAAGACGCAGCCGTAATTCTACCTTGTGCATCAACTGTAAGGTTGGTAGTCGTGTAAGATCCTGCAGTCACCGAAGTGTTTGCTAGTTTGTCAGCAGTAACAGCATCATCAGCAATCATATCAGTAGCAACTTGTACTTCACCAATAGTTCCAGCAGAGGCTGCTCCTAAAACTCTATTGTTAGTAGTTGTGTCTTGCATTTTTGCAAAAGTTACTGCATCATCAGCAATTTGTGCAGTTGCTATAGTTCCTGTCAAATTTGCAGCTGCAACGGTTCCACCCAATGTATCTAACGAAATTTCGTTTAAGTTAGTTCCATCTGAATACGCTGCATAAATTTTTGCTTGATCTAAAGTAAAACCTGTTCCTGATGCAGTTTTGATTGTGAGGTTTGTTGGATTAGTTAATCCTGTTGCATCAAAAATATAAAATTTTTCGATTGAATCTGGTATTGTACAAACTGTACTTGCAGCAATTGATGCTGTTGCAAATTTAATTACTAAATTTCTTGCATTAGATATTGCTCCATCAGACATTGCAAGAGCTAAGGTTCCACCACTAGATAGAGTAACTTGTTCAAAACCAGCTACAGCTTGTTGTACTAAATTTAAATTTGTATTTGTTTTATCTCCCCATGTACCAGCGTTTTCACCGGTAGCCATTAATTCTAGTTTAAGATCACTTGAATAAGTTGATGCCATAATTTTAATCTCCTAAATAATATTCATAATACAGTAACTAAGCAGCCAAATCAACAGGAGTCCAAGTATTATTTACTCCTAGATCTATTTCAGCCCATGCAGTTATATTAGGGCTTCCTATTGATGCTGTCAATTCTATGCCAGTTACATCAATTCCTGCGGTCGCCTCGATAGTAACAGAACCAATAGAACTCGTTGCTTGTAGTCCAGAAACACCAATAATTTGTCCTGGAATTTCATCGTGTTGTCCAAGAGATAGAGTTCCTTGTAAACCAGTCACAGATTCAGTTGTTGTTTGTACTAAGCTAAAAGTGCCTAAAGTCATTGACATTTGTATGCCAGTAACGTCTACAGGAGTTTTTAAACCTGCTACTGTATTGCCTATAGAACCTGTTAAAGAACCCGCACTAGAGACAGTTACATTAGCGTCAGCAGTAACAGTTTCATTTCCAATGCTTGAATTAATTGTATGTTCAGAGGCTACGACTATTATCTCTTGGTCAATTTTTAATGAGAAACTTCCTTGTGTTGAAGTTATTTGAGATCCAGTTACAGCAACAGTAACATCTGTAATTCCAACTTCTTCTCCTATAGAAGAAGTCAAAGACTGTCCAGTGACAGCAACTGAATAATTTACTCCCCAAGCAAATGATCCCCAAGCTCCTCTACCCCAACCTTCTCCAGTTAGAATACTCTCGTCAACAGTCGCAGCACCAATTTGAGTATTGAAAACTGATCCTGTGACAGGCACTCCAATTCCAACAACTGTGCTTCCTATTCCAGAAGACATAGTTACAGGACCAGGATCTTCTATTAAAACAGAAGTTCCAGCAACTGTTGTTCCTTGTGATGAACTTAATGAAATTCCTGAAACACTTACATCAGCATTTGCTGTAACTGATTCAGAACCTATTGATGATGTTAATGATATGCCACTAACGGAAACTATCTCGTCAGAAAGGTCTCCCCATTCTGATGCTCCCCATGTCTTTCGTCCCCATCCAGTGGCCATATCATTTTAATCCTTATGCTAATCTTAAGATCGCAGCAGATGTTGTGAATGCAGGAAACTGAATTGTAAAAGTTCCTGAAGTCGCAGTTTTGTCTCCACCAAAATCTAAAACAGCTACAGCATCAGTCGTGTTAGACCCACCATCTGTAGTTGTGTTATAGATTAAAGCTCCTCTTGCAGTTAATGTTACACCAACGAATGATAAGTCAGCAAAATCAGTAATTGCTACTGATGATGAAACTTTTACACCTTGGTTTACTAATGCTTTTCCACCTGCAGAATAACCAGATGAAGATACTTCGTTACCTGTTGCATAATTAGTAGTTGATTTTCCTAAAGTTGCAGAACTTGTAAACATCGCTAACTTGTAAGTGTCAGATGATGTATCAAAGTCATGTTTTGCTTGTAGCAATTGTTTCTTAAAAGAATCACATATTGCGTTTGTTGTTATTGCCATAATTGG